TGTTGAAACTTCGCCTTGCCGTCCTCAGATAGTTCATCACGGACGTCCGCGAAATACGCGCGGGCGGTCTGCGCCTTCCCACTTGCCACGAGCTGCGTGATGATGCCGGCGTGCGTCTCCGTGCGAATCGCGCGCTCTTGCACCTGTAATTGCTCCGGGTCGATGCCTAGACTCGGCGCTTGTATCCGCAGGGCGTCAATGGTCGACTGAAGTTCTACCGCTGCTGCATGAAAGTCGATGCGCCCATTGGCGTCCGGCGTCGTGCCGCTCCGCACCGCGGCCTCGATCCCGTTGTCGATCTTCGCCTTGAGCACATTCGCGGTAAAGGTCTTGATCTCTCGGTCGACGTGATCGCGCACGGTGACGCCGATCGCGTAGCGTTCCTGCGCGACGACGCGGGTGAACGCGAGCCGGGCTTCCGGCGTCTTCATCCCCTTCATCGTCTCGCCAGCGAGCTGCTCGAACTCGGCGTCGATCTGCTCCGGGAGCGGCATCGCCGCTTTCCCGGCGACCGTGAGCGCGCCCGTCTTCGGGTCATGGAGCCGAGTCTTCTTCCATTCGCTGACGACGTTCTGGCCTTCGATGACGTTGAGGTTGATCGCGCGCTGGCGGGCCTCGTCAACGTCCCGACGCTGCTGCCTGACGAGATCCGCCCCGACCTGCGCGACGCCTTTGCCGACCTGCGCGATCGTGGCGAAGGTCTGCGCACGGGACTCGTCGACCCCCGCCCCTTCGGATTGCGCGGTGCCGCCGCCTTCCGGCGAGAGCCGGCCCTCGAAGCCCTTCGCGGCGACCTGCGGCGTGCCGTATTTACGGACGGTCGGCATTTAGTCCTGGTCCTTCATGCCGTAGCGTTGCGCGAGCAGCGACCCGCCCGCGATGACCGAGCTTCCGACGGCCCCGATGCGCGCCGCCGTCTTGGCGTTCTGCCCGGCGTCGGCGAAGTTCGCGCCCTCCATCCGCGTGACGGCCGCGCGCTTCCGGTAGTCGACCGCCTGCACCTTATAGCCCCAGGCGTCGCGCTGCGCGTTCTGGCGCACCGTCATCGCGTCCAGTTCTCCGAGATACGCCGCGTCCGCCTGCACATCGACAGCGCTGCCGAACCCGACGTCGATATTGCCGGCGGCTTGCCCGGCGCGCTGCTCGCCGATCATCAACTTCACGCCCGAGCGGAACCGGCTCTCGTCCTGTGCGCCACGCTCGACGGCGTCCTGTGCCTGCACGTCGGCAACCTGCGCATTGAAGTCGAGAATTTCGGCCTGCTTGTCCGCTGCCCGCTGGCGCGCTGCGCCCGCGTCGGCTTCCGCGCTCCCGGCCTTCCACTGGCCGTAGGCGGAGATGCCGATCCCGATCGCGCTGATGATGAGCGGAGCAAAGGCCACGGCTAATTATCCCCCTCAACCACCGATTTCAACGTTCGGGATGACGCCAAGGATCGTGAGCGGTAATGGGTCGATCTGCCGGACCACGACGCGCCCGGCGCGGGTGAACTCGCTCGTGATGTGCACTTCATACGGCCCAGTCTCCGACAGCGCCGTTGACTCCCACGTGTCCGATGTGTGCTGGCGTAGACTCGCGGTGTCCGGACCCGCCCAAAAGGATCGCGCGCTGCGCTCGACCAGCACCGTGACGGCGGGCACGCGCTTCTTCGCGTCTCGGATCGCGGACCCCTGCGCGTCCAGATCGAGCGTCTCGATCTCCGCGAAGCGAATCGGCAGGCCCACGTGCACGTTCGACGCGGGCGTCGGGAGATCGATCTGGCCGGCGACGACGGTGAAGTCGGCCGCATTCGCGGCGAGTGGATCGCCGTTGAACACCGTGACGCCATCCGCGAGCACCGCGACGACCTGCCCGTCGAGATGATCCAGCCCCGTCACGGCGCTGGTGGGCGCACCCGCATACGACATCCCGGAATCCACGAAAAAACTGTCGGCCCCGAAGAACCCGTCGCGCGCATCCCGCCGCTCCAGCCGCTCGATGAACCGCTTCGTCGCGCCGCCGATCGCGCGGGCTACGATCACGTAGACAACGTCTTCGTCCGCTTCCGGCACGACGCACACGTCTTCAATCAGCGATTGCACCCCGACCGTCGCGCCCGGCAGGTTCGTATACGTGTCGTGCCGATGCCAGCCCCAAATGTCCTGCTCAGGAATATAGGTCAGGCCGAGCAATACGCCGTCGCTGCGCACGCACCAGATGATCGAGTCCGGGATCTGCTGGACGTCCATCGCCACGATCGTCTTGCGCGTGAAGAGATGGGCCGCGTAGATCGTCAGGTCGCGGCCCGCCAGCCCTTCCACCTCCTGCGCGAATTTCAGCTCGCGCACGACGCTGCCGCGCGCTTGGAGATACAGCAGCGTGTTCCCGATGATGACCGGCTTAATGTCCTTCGCGACCCCGGCGTAGGTTTCCTGCTCCGCGTCGATCGAGTTCGGCGTGATCGGCTGCTTCGCGCCGCCGCCGCCCGTGGCGATCCACTCGCCGCCATCTGTCAGAAGCGCCAGCCCGGACTTCAGCGCGACGAGATGCCGCACGGGGTTGTTGTTGTTGCCCTCCACGCGAAACGTGACAGCGTCGTCATCTTGCAGCGGGCTGGTGATCCCGAAGTTCGACGGGAAGCCGATGCGCGATCCCCAGACGCTGTCGGGTTCGAGATTCGTGTTCCCGAAGAACCGCCGCTGCTGAAAGTGCGCGCTGGTCGTTGGGTAATTGTTCGGCGTCCCGAAGAGCACGCGCGAGATCGGCGGCGTGACCCCGAAGTCCGGCACGAACCCCACGTCCTTGAAGGCGTTCGCCGCGGCCGTGCCGATGAAGCCGAACACGCCATTCTCATAGGGGTCGAGATACACATAGAACTCCACCGCGTCCGGCTGCGCGTCCCACGTGAGCGCGTGCGGGGCGAGTTCGGTCGGGGCCGCCGCCGCCGCAATCGTGATCACCGACGACGGCAGCGACTCTTCATAGGTGTCGTCCGCCGCGGCGGTGATCAGATACTTGAACGTGCGCGTGCCGACCGCCCCGGCCACGCCCGCCCCGTTCGTCGGCGCAGGGATCGTCGGTAAGGTGCTCACGGTTTGCAGCACCCAGGTCGTGTCAGACACGTAAATCAGCTCCCGCGGCGGATACGTCGGATGCGTGATCGTGATGACGTTCCCGGTCTGGTTCCACTGGAAGCGGTCCGTCGCCACGTAGGGCGTCGGGATTTCCAAAATCGCGCCCGTGAGCGGATGCCAGAACCCGGTGTCCGGCGGGACATCGTTCAGGCTGGCGGTGTGACAGTAGTAGGTCACGCCGGCTTCGACCACGAGGTCGCCAGGCACGTAGCTCGTCACGGCGGACCATGCCGCCACGCCCGCGACCTGAATCGCCGCGCCGTTCTTGAAGAAGCGAAAGTAGCCCTGCCCGATTTCAATCATCAGCCCGACGCCCGCCGCCTGCGTCACGAACCGCATCAGGCGCTTGTTCGCCGCGTCGTCCTTGCACGCGTCGACCAGCCCGAAGCCGGCGCGGTTCGAGACCCCGCCTTCCCGGCGCACGACGAAGTTCCGGCACGTCTTGAGCGCCTGGGTGTATTTGACCGTGTCCGCGCGGGCGTGTAGCGCCGGAGCTAGTTCACCGCCGCAAAACGATCGCTGAATGACAGAGTCGGGCATCTAGTTCCTGTTACGACACGAGTATCGCGCGCTTACGCGCTTCAGATGCGCGACGCTGAAGACTCTTGGGAAGTGGCGCGCCGCCATCACGCCCGCGCCCAAAATTCCACGGACGGGTGCCCTTGGCTGGACCGTTCCCGTTGCGGCGTGGATCAGGCCCGGCACGAAAGCATCCTCCGCCGCGGCCTTTGTTGTCGCGGTCGCGCGAGTTGTCCTTGGCTGTTCCGACGAAGAGATGATTTGGATTCACGCATGAGGGGTTGTCGCAATGATGGCAAACCCAAAGCCCATGAGGGATAGGCCCGCGATGCAACATCCACGCGGCTCGATGCGCTCTTTCAGAATATCCATTAACCCTAAATTCTCCGTAACCGAGCGCGTCTTTCCATCCGATCCACAACCAACATCCCGTTGATTTGTCTTCCACGAAACGACAAGAGAAACGTGCGAGCGGCCCTCCATTTCTAGGTTTCATTCAGAGAGTGTATCGTAGCTCCCCATGACTGTTAGCCTC